ATATTAAATAAGTATAATAATAAAGACTATACATTTAATTCTATTGAAATAGTCTCAGCTGGAGAGCGTTTAGACGAAGGTGAAGGCGTAGCCAGTATGTCAGCCAGCAAGATGAGAGAAGCAGCAGTAGAAGGCAATATAGACGCTTTTATGAAGGGTGTTGCTGGACGTCTTGAATTGGAAGAAGGTGTCAAACTAATGAATCTTATTCGTTCCAGAATTGAAGTAGTTGATGGAGATAAAAAAAAATTCTTGGAACCTGTCTCCCCTTCTTTGTTGGCTGAAGTTATACGAAAATCAGGCAATAAGTGGTGTGTTTTCTCAAAAAAGAAAACAAAAGAAGGCAAAAAGAAAAAACTTGGATGCTATAATAGCCGTAACGGTGCAAAGAAACGTTTGCGTCAAGTTGAATATTTTAAATCTATTAATGAAGAACAAGAACTAGAAGAAATGTCTGGCGCCGGTGCTGTTACTGGATTTGGAGCACCATTAGGTTCAGAAAATCAAGAAAATTTAGAGCAAGAATTTGTAGACTATAAACAACGTTCGGGTGGACCAGGAGCAGGTGGTCTTGAATCTCGCTTTGGTCGCTCACTACAAAAAAGAGATGATGAACCATCCAGAAAAGAAAAAATAAAAATACTAATTATGCAAGAGGAACAGTTTATGATTAACCGAAAAGAATTCGTAGAAGAAATTAAATTACGTAAAATAATTCGTGAAGGATTAAAGCGTAAAATGAAAGAACGCGAAGAAAAAATTCTACAAGAAGAAAAAGAATTACGATTGGTAATCAGAAAACTCTTGCAAGAAAAAGAAGAAGAACCACCCCATCCAATCACTGGCATTAATGTATTGAGAGATCTTCTTAAGAAAATTGTTCCAACAATAGAGAATAGCTACAAGCAATTAACAACTAGTGAAGAGCAAAGAAAATCATTTAGAGCAAATCTTGTTAAAGCAACAAAAAATTTAATCACTGCAACTGAAACTCCTGAAGAAAAAATTGCTGTTGATGTTGAATTAAAAGAACAAGAAGATGAAACTGAATTAAGTCAGGCACGTCAGGCGGCAAAAGCAGATCCACGATTTATTGATCCATTTGCAAAGAAAAATGAACCAAAACCAGAAAAAGAATTAAAACCAGAACCAGAAGTGGAAGATGACGGTCTTGATACAACTGGTCGTGATATGTCTCAAAAAACATTTAATAAAATCAAAAAGCAAATAAAAGACGCTTATGATGTTCTTTCAGATCCACGAGATAAAGATGCATTTTCTGAATATCTCATAACAAATCAATTGTTACATATGGATATTTTTGAAGATGATATGTCAAAAACTCCTGAAGAGCCAACAACTCCTTCTTACGAAAAAGAAAAAGGAAAACTGGATTCAAAACCGCCAGAAGCCACAACAACTTCACAGTTGCCATCTTCAACTCCAGAACAAACACCGCCAATGTCACCAAATCCATTAGCGGAAAGAAAGAAGAAAAAATAACTCTTTACACCTAATTTTTCACGTGATATGTTTCTTTCACTATGAAAGATTACATAAAAACTGCAACCGAATTAGGTAAACTTGTAAAAGAAAAGCAAGATGCTTATGGTGATAGTTTTTCAAAAAGTGAAGAAATAATAAAAATTTTATTTCCTCAAGGTGTCAAACCAGAAAACTATCGTGATCTATTAACAATCACTAGAATCATTGATAAGCTGTTTCGTATAGCAACAAGAAAAAATGCTTTTGGTGAAAGTCCATACCGAGATATTGCGGGCTATGCCCTATTAGGATTAGTAAGTGACTTGGAAGAAGAAAAGAAAAATTCAGGGAAAGCGTGAACATTATTCACTTTCCAAAAAATTAAAACGGGATGGTAAAATATCTGAACAATTTGAAATAATGTTAAACTCACTAACTATGGAAGAAATATTGGGTTTAAAATTAGAATTAGCAATTAAAGCAGCTGGTGCTCCGCTTTTTAGCATACCAATTTATAAAAGTTTGAAGGATGTTGCCAAGGCTGCTTTGCTGATGTATGCTGCATCCGCCACCAGATCAGATCGGGAAGCCGCTGCTCTGTTAGGGATTGATAGAATGGAATATAGCCAATCTATCAAAAAATATAGAATTATTGATTATTTTGAAGGAGAAGAAAATGGAAAGTCAAACTCAAACAACCAGCACAACAACACCAACAACAGCTGAAAATGTGCCAGTAGCACCAGTTGTTGATGGAGAGCCAGTTGTAGAAGCCCCTACAGAACAAGCTGTAGTTGCTGATACTCCACCATCACCACCAGCAGAAGAAGGTCACGGACTAACTCCCGCTGTCGGCGTTGTTGCAGTTTTATTAGTTGGTTTGCTGGTTGTAGCTGTTCGTAAAGTACTTAGTAAATGACATGTTGGCACATGAAGATGTGCCATTTTGGCGCCATCGTCTAGCGGTTAGGACAGGAGCCTTTCAAGCTCCATACCAGAGTTCGATTCTCTGTGGCGTCACCACTGTCTTGTGTTTACTGGAGGAATTGGTAGACTCACTATAAAGTAGTTTATAGCGCCGAAACGGCATCTCGGTTCGAATCCGAGTTAAACACCGGACTTAATTTAAGAGATTATGTATGTCACAAATTATACAATATGATGAAGGTCTTCCAATCAATTTTAATCTCGTAAAAGAAGGTTTTGTTGATGCTCTTGTTTCAGAAAAATTTTTAACACCAGAGCAAGGTGATATGATTAAGAAAAATTATTCTGTTACAGTGGTTCGCAAAAATTGGTTAGGCAGATTAGTTGATAGTTTGTTGTGGAGTAAAGAAAGTAAAGATGAATATAAATTAGTTATAGTAAAAGTTGTTTTTCCCCCTAAATAATTTATTGGGACAGGTGGCCGAGTGGCTGAAGGCACCGGATTACTAACCCGGCATACCGAGAGGTATCGTGAGTTCGAATCTCACCCTGTCCGCCATTTTTGGGCTGGTAGTTAAATGGGATAACGGTAGCTTTGCAAGCTTCAATTGAGAGTTCGATTCTCTCCCGGTCCACCAAATTTGTTATGTAGAAACTAGTTATTTATATGAAAAATTCAATCCTTAAGTTCTTGGAGTTAGTACAAGAAGACTGTCTAAGACACGGGGTTGAAATTATCTTTCATCCAAAACAAGAAATTAAACTATCAAAAAAAATTGATGTTTCTGGTTTTTGGAACGATGATGATAGAGAATTAAATGTTGCAATTTATTGTGATGAATGGTTGACTGTGCTTGCTCATGAGTACGGTCATTTTTGTCAATGGAAAGAAAATAAATTTCTTGACAAAGATACATCAGAAGCTTATATTCTTTTTGATGAATGGATTGATGGCAGAAAGAATTTATCAAAGAAAAAACTTGATAAAGTCTGTGAATTAATACAAAAATGTGAACTTGATTGCGAGAAGAGAGCTTTAAAACTTATAAAAGAATATAAACTTTATAAAGATGAAAAACTTTATATCCAGAAAGCGAACAGTTATGTTCTTGGATACGCCGCAGCAAAACTTACAAGAAAATGGTTTAAAACACCTCCATCAAGAACATCTTTAGTGTTTAATTCAATGCCGAAAACTTTTACAAAAAGCTTGACACCAAATAAAAAACAGTTAAAATTATTATTAGAAACCTGTTTTTGAAACGAGATAAAAATGTATAGTTTATTTGTATTTATGGATAAGTTTACAAAACCTATCCTTCCTCCACTTCTAGTTCAGAAAGATTGTGGAAAATATACCATTGATGATGGTATAACAGGTAGAGTTTATTTGATTAGTGGTGATTTTGAAGATATATTTAAGTTTATAAAATCACACCAACAAATTTGGCTCGGCTTTCACGATATTTGTACCGAAGAAGAATTACATCTAGAAAAGTGGGTTCAACCAGTATGAACGATTATTTTGAGTGTGATTGTTCAAGTAAAGAGCATACTTTCTGTGTAACTTCACAAGAATCTGAAGATGAACTGCCACCACAATTATATTTTCATTTTCAATTAATTCAATATAGAAATTTTTTAAAACGAGTATGGGTAGCTATCAAGTATATTTTTGGATATCAATGTGTCTATGGACATTGGGATACAATTAATGTTAGAGATGATGATGTTAACAGATTGATAATTTTATTGCATCAACATAAAGTTAGACTAGAAAAATTCTTAAAAGAAAGAGAGAAAAATAATGTCTGAACAAACACCAGAAAAATTACCACATAAAGATGGGCCTCCTTGGGACAGCAAACGTGTGTTTGCAACATTTGGAGAAGCCGATACATTTAGGAAAAATGTACTTACTGATAATACAAAACAAGCAAAAGTAAAAAGGTTTGTTAATGCTACTGGAATTGAAACGTTTGTTGTAAAAGTACGAGACAATCCAGAGTTTCTTCCAAAAGAAGAAAAACCAAAGAAGAATAAAAAATGATAAACTAACAACCCGGTGAAAGCCGGGTTTATTCATCTTGACAAGTTCAAGTAAAAAGATATCCTATCGTTGGAGGCAGTATGAGCGCCAGTTTAAAACTAGATTTACTATTAAAAGATAATGTAATAGAAGAAATAAAAACAAGAATAAAAAAACATCACGAGCTTTACGATAATAAAGTTTCTTCAATTCTTTGGGAAGAAATATTACATAAATCTTTTAAATGTAATAATTTAAATTCAAGTTGGAATATGGGTGGACATTCCGCAGGAACTGATGTTAAATGTGAGGATGTAAGCATTTCTTGTAAATCAGGAGTAATAAAAGGTAAAAAAATAAAAAAACTTTGCATATCTTCTTATCGCACAACTTCATTAAAAACAATTCAAGAAAAATTAAATTATCTTGATGAAAAGCACGAGGATGTAATATTTTCTCTTGTTCACGATGGGCAAAAATATAGAATTTTTGTTTTAACTCAACCAAAAGTATCCAATTTAAATTGGACAGAAACAAAAGGTCAGTGGAAGGCTGTGGACAAAGAGAACACTTGGAATGAATTTAAGATTTCTAAAAGTATGTCAGATCAGTTTTGGATGAATTTGAGTATGGATCACTGGAATAAGTGGGGTATTAAAATTTATGATCTCTAACTTTCTTAATGTAAGAAACAGTACTAGAAATCTTTCAGATCAAGAATTTGAGGATAAAGTAGAACAACTTGCTGAAGAGTTAGTTGGAATTGACTATAAGGTTTCTTATACTGAACAAAAACTAAAATCAGATTGGGAGGCACTAAAAAGTTTTTCAACTCACGAAGATGGAACTTCATCAACTGTTCGTATTGGTATGAAGTTATGTGAACATTTTTTTCCTAATTTTTATAATATTAAAAATGTCAAAGGAGAAAGTTTTGCATCTTCCTGGAACAAAAATAATTTAATTAAAGTTCTAAAGTGGAATCGTAAATCTCACTCAACTCCATATCTTTCAGAAATCAAACGAGGCATTTATTTTTGTACTGGTCTCACAAAAAATACAATGTTTCGTCCTCATTTAGCAAAAACAATTGTTTCTTCATTTGAAGGTTCAACTGTACTAGACCCTTGTGCTGGTTGGGGTGGAAGAATGCTTGGTACATTAGCTAGTGGAAAAAAATATATTGGTTTTGAACCAAACGAAGAGACATATGATGGATTGCAAAGATTATTAAAATTTATTGGAGAATCAGCAGTTATTTATAAAACCGGCTCAGAAAACATCAATCAACATCTGAATGAAGTTATTAATATAATTTTAACATCTCCTCCATATTTTAATCTTGAGGTTTATTCAGATTCATTAAATCAATCTGAAAATATGTATAAAACATATGAAGATTGGAAAAATAAATGGCTTTCTAATATTGTAGAGCAATCATTATCCAAGCTCTCACAAAATGGTGTGTCTTGCTGGAATGTTCATAATATTGGAAAAATGAAAATGATAGATGACATAAAAAATATTCATATTAAACATAATATGAGTCCAGTTAAAACATTTTTCTTAACATCTTCAAAACGTCAATCAAATCAAACTGAAACAAAAAATGAAAAAAGTTCAGATGTTACAATTTGCTACAAAAAATGAACCGTCTGCACCCTTGACAACCGCAGAGATCGCTGCTATAGTAGCAGCATGTGCTCTCGTAACTCAGTTGGTCAGAGTTCTCGTCTTATAAGCGAGCGGTCGTTGGTTCAAGTCCAACCGGGAGCACCATCATTGTCCTTTTGACGAACTAACATACTATTAGAAAGCAGTTGTTAAAAAGAAATATATTGTGTCGTGGGTGAGCGGTAAGCCAGCAGACTGTTAATCTGCCTTTTCGCAGGTTCGAATCCTGCCGACACAGCCATTTAAGAGAAAATTATGACAGAACAAAAAATTGAAGTTACCCAAGATACGTGGGCTGGTGCGATGAAAGAGTTTTTTAAGCAACTAGGTGGCGTATCCACCTTGCTAATAATTGTAATGTCAATTGGTCAGTGTAGTGGATGTATTGATATTTACCGTTTGCTTGGAAAATGAAAGGATATGCCCTGTTAGCTCAGTTGGATCAGAGCAAACCGTTTCTACCGGTAAGGTCGGGGGTTCAAGTCCCTCACAGGGCGCCAAATATGAAGCCTAATAAAAAAGAAATTAAACTTGTTAAAGCTGCATTAAAGGCTCAACGAATCTTATCAAAAGCTACAAGAGCAACAATCAAAGATCCAACAAAGCTTTGCGATTGTTGTATGAATGAGTGGTCTTGGAGCACGTTAGAAGAACAAAAACTTTGTGATGAATGTTATGGTGAAAAATATGGCAAGACCAAAGTGGGATGAGATATGGATGGGATTAACAATCCATATTGCGGATCGTTCACGCGATCCAAGATTGAAAGTCGGTTCCGTTGTTGTAACAGAAGATAACACTTCGGTTCTTGCAATTGGTTATAATGGAGATCAACAAGGTGGAAATAATCAGCCTGATAGTTTGGAGCCGGGTAAAAGTGGGTTCATCCACGCAGAAGCAAATGCGCTGATTAAGATGAATTTTGGAGATCATAGAAATAAAAAAATGTATCTCACTCATTCACCCTGTCCAGTTTGCGCTCGTATGATTGTTAATGCTGGAATTAAAGAAATTATTTATTGCGATGAATATCGGGATTCAAAAGGATTAGACATCTTAAAAAATTCTGGTATTAATGTAAGAAGATATGAAATGTGTAATATGGCAGATTGATGCCATTTGAAAAGGAGAAATAACATGTCTGATAAACGTCCAATTGAACTAAATATGGATCTTGAACTTCGCGCCCGTCAGGACAATGAAGTTCTAAAATTAACTAAAGTTGTAGAAGCTAATTTCATTCCACAGCACGGTATGGTTGTTATGGTTGATGAGATTCCTTTCCGAGTAAAGACAGTTGCTCTTGCAAATCTTTCCGGATTGAAGCATGTTGCTTATCCAGTAACAACCAAGGGAATTAAATTTATTTCCCGTAACGATTCAGAAAAGGGCAAGGATTGGTTCAATTCTCGCTCAGAGCATTTTAAAAAGCTTGGCTGGCGGACAGCTTGAAATTAGCTTAACAGACCGCCCTTAATTGGGCGGTCTGTTTATATCTAGGACTTATTTGTGGAATTAAAAATTAAAACACTTCACGACGGTTCAGAAGTTTCTCTAAATGAGATTGTCTCAAAGCATCCAAATATAAAATATCGTGTCGGTTGCGACAGTTTGAATATCAAAGATAAAACAGTCTTTATTACAACTCTTGTTGGAATACACCCAGAAAAAAAGGGTGCCTTTATTCTGTATTCAAAAGAAAAAATTCCAAGAATTGATGAACCTCAAGTTCGTTTGTGGATGGAAGTTGAAAAGGCTATAGAATTTTCTGTATTTCTACGAGATGAACATTTTGTAGAAATAGATTGTATTGATTTTGATTTAAATCCAGACGTAACCTACGAATCAAGTCGCTTAGTTGCTAGTGCTATAGGTTATGCTGAATCAATGGGCTTTAAAGCTTATTGTAAGCCTGATTCTATTTTTGCAATATATGCAGCAGATTTTATTGTTCATAAAGGAAATGATGGAACAAAAAGAAAAGGCTTAAATACATGAAAAAAATATTTGAAATATTAAAATTGCCATTTGTAACAACTTTGATATGTGTTAGTGCTTTAACTTGTAGTTTGCTTTTAGGTTTTACGATAGATAAGTTATTCTTTCTTCAAGAAACTGAATTAAATAAAAGAGACGCTTGTCGTGATGCATATTCAATTATGTGCGTGCAAGCTAATAGATGTATAGGCTCATCTGTATCAGAGTGCGACGAACTTGTATCTGAAAATGAATTGTGCAATGTAAAACTACCGGATGTACAAGTTATTTTACGTTGCCATCAAGAATTAAGACACATATCTTGTGAAGATAATTTGCCTGCTAGTTGTTCTATCTTTATGGAGTAAAAATGCGTAATGAAACTCGTCGTGAAAGATATAAGAACAAACAAAAACTCGCTGTTAAGTTTCCAGTAGAGGTTGCTTGTATCAATTTTAAACACGAACCAAATATTGGATATGTAATTCGTGCTGCAGCTTGTTTTGGAGCTGTAAAAGTAAATCTAATCGGTTCCGGTCCAGATTCAAAAGAATTGCGAGAGTTATCAGGAACTACAAGCGATTTTGTTGAAGTTCAAAATTTCAGTAATCCACATCAGTTCTTGACTTATTGCAGAGATAACAATATTAAAATTGTTTCAGCTGAATTAACAGATAATGCAAGGAGTATTTATGATTATCACTATCCGACAGATTCTAAAGTCTGTATTGTTGTTGGGAACGAACAAACAGGGGTCCCAACAGACATTCTCCAGCACAGTGAAGTTGTGCAGATTCCAATGCCGGGAATCGGATGGTGTTTGAACACCGCTCAAGCTGCTAACATTATGCTGTTTGAATACACAAAGCAGATGGCAGCGTCTTGACAAGCCCAGAGATCGGTGCTATACTGATCTCGTTCTTGCCCCGATGGCGGAACAGGTAGACGCAGCGGACTTAAAATCCGCCGACCGCAAGGTCATGCCGGTTCGATTCCGGCTCGGGGCACCAATTATTGGGGAATCGTCTAACGGCAGGACTGTGGATTTTGATTCCACCTATCGGGGTTCGAATCCCTGTTCCCCAACCACTTCGGGAAGTCGGTAACGATGGCGAGTTACATCAGACTGTAAATCTGACAGCATAGCTTTAGGGAGTTCGAATCTCTCACTTCCCACCAGCCCCCGAAAGGGGGCTTTTGTTTTTTGTATCTAGTTAATATATGAAGATTCGCGTTCAATTTGATTTTGATTTTGACGCAGAAAAAATCTCATACGAAGAAGTAAAAGATTTAATTCTATTAATAGAAAATTGGTCAGAAAATCAAAAAGGTGCTTTTCTGGATATGCCAGGTGGTTTTAGAAGTATAGAAATATTGCGTAAATTTATAGAAAATTATTCAAAATAAATTATTTTAATATTAATTTATTCATATAGTCTAGTAATTTTTTATTATATTCAATAGTTGCTAAATGCACGTCAATTTTAAATTGATCGCTAAAAGAATAATCATAAAATTTTTTAGTTCTTTCATGGTTTATTGAAAGCATAACATGCTGGAAATCTTCCATACCCCTTGAAATTATTCCTATAATTTTCCAATTTTCATTAAATACGGGAGAACCAGAACTTCCACCTTTTCCTGCTACACTATAAACATCTAAAGCGTATTTTTCTTCTGATACTCTCATTCTACCTTGATAATATCCATCAAACATAAGCGACATGTTTGGTGCGTGTATTGCTCTAGGAGCCGCTATATTATAAACGTGATCTCCAATTTCTGCAGATTCTTCTGACATTTTTATCGGTTCACCATCAATCAAATCATTTATTACAATAATACAAAGATCATCTTCCTTTGCAGTTACAAAAGATGCAACTGCATGTTGTTGCTCAAAAAGATCTAAAACTCTCATTGCTAATGTGTTATCTTTGCAAATATGACCCGCAGTAAGAATAATAGTGTTCAAATTATCAAGATGGTTAATAATTACTCCAGAACCTGTACTCATATATCCGTCGGTAGTGATGATTTCAATTTTTACAAAAGAACTGCGTGGAGCATTTTTGAAATTAACTGAATTAAAAAGAGTAGCACAACCACAACTAGTACAGTATACTACTAGTAGAATAATGCCAAATAGTTGTTTAAAAAACTGCGGCATATATGTAACTATATTGCCACAGGTTAAAATACATAATTATTACAAAGAAAAGTTGGTAACAAGATGAAAAAAATATTTGTGTTAGATACAAGTGTTTGTTTAGCAAACGCTAATGCTGTTTATAGTTTTGGAAAAGATGACGTTTATATACCTTTAAAAGTTCTTGAAGAGGTTGATAAGCACAAAAATCGTCAAGATGGTGTTGGACAAAATGCTCGTAATTTCATTAAAATTCTTGATGAATTGCGCGAAAAAGGATCTCTTCAAGATGGTGTTAGACTTCAAAAAGGTAAAGGAGTACTAAGATCAGCGGCTCTAATTCCTTCTTCGTTTCCAACAGATCTTGATCTAACAGTTCCAGATCATGTAATTATTGCTACAGCTTTTGGAATTTCAAAAACACATCAAGATAAAAAAGTTATTGTTGTATCACGTGATATTAACATGCGTGTTATATGTGATTCAATAGGTCTTGGTTCGGAGGGTTATGATTCAAATCAAGTTATTTCTAGTAGTTCGGAACTGTATTCTGGATTTAAAGAACTTGTTGTAGACGATGAGTTTATTGATCGTCACTATAAGGGTGAACAATTATTTTTAGAAGATAAAGCAATGTCCCATCTTTATCCACATCAGTATTTAACACTTATAAGTAACAATAACCCCAATAAAACAGCTCTTGCTAGATTTGTAAATAAAGATACTCCACTCCGTAAAATTAGCGAATTTAAAGGCAGAAACAATATTTATGGAATTGAATCAAGAAATCGTGAACAAAGTTTCGCCATGGATTTATTGATGGACCCAACAGTTCCAGTCGTTACTCTTGTTGGTAAAGCTGGTTCAGGTAAAACTCTTACTGCCATTGCTGCTGGCCTTGAGCAAATGCTTACAAAAGGCTTATACACTCGTTTAATTGTGTCACGCCCCGTGCAGCCTCTAGGTCGTGATATTGGTTATTTGCCTGGAACAATGGAGGAAAAAATGTTGCCTTGGTTGAGTCCAATTCAAGATAATCTTCAATTTCTACTTGGTAATGATAAAGAAATGTTGCAAGAATATATGATGAAAGGCCAAATTGAAATTGAGGCATTAACCTATATTCGTGGTCGGAGCATCGCTAAGGCTTTCATGATTATAGACGAAGCACAAAACCTTTCAGCGCACGAACTCAAAACGATCGTCACTCGCGTTGGAGAAGACACCAAAATCGTTTTAACGGGCGATATAGAGCAAATTGATAATGTTTATGTAAACGATACAAGTAATGGTCTTGCTTATGCTGTTGAGAAATTTAAATCAACTCAACTAGCCGGTCATGTAACACTTACTAAGGGCGAGCGAAGTGCTGTTGCTACGCTTGCAGCTAAAATACTTTGAGGAGATAATATGGACGATAGAGAACTAGAAGAAAAAGTGGTAGAGAACGATAATCCACTAAAGCAATTATTTGTTCAGTATGTTGGAGAAAAATTAAATCCAGACAATGGAGAAGTAAATGTTGAAATGTGCGTTCAAGTATTAGCAGAAGAATTTCCAGATTTCTTGCTTCTCGTAGCTCAAGAAAATTTTCTGAGAGGATACAGACAATGCCTTCTTGATATGGAGAGAGCAGAAAATGAACAAAAAGGTCAATAAGTTTTTTAAATCCGCACAGCAAATTAGATTAATAGAACAAACAATATTTGGAAGTGTCAATATTATACAGCAGCAAGAAATGCCGGATAATATTAATTTAAATAATATTCTAAGAAAACTTCAAATTATTATTCCAGAACATTTTGTTCAAAATTTAGATGGTATTTATGTAGGAGAATATGATTTTCTCTTAAAAAGAGATTTGAACGCTCTTTACAAAGATGGCGTAATTTATGTTCTTCCCGATCAAGATGATGAGCAAGACGTCTATGAAGATATTGTTCATGAAATAGCACATTGCGTTGAAGAAACTTATGGTATTGATATATATGAAGACGGAAAGATAGAGGCGGAATTTTTACGCAAAAGACGTGCTTTGCTTGACATTTTGAAGGCATACGGCTACAATGAGGTGTCCGATGCGTCCTATGGTAATACAGAATTTAGTCAAAAGTTTGATGAGTTTTTATATTTAATTGTTGGATATCCAACTCTCACCCAACTAACACCAAATTTGTTTGTATCACCATATGGTGCAACTTCTTTAAGAGAATATTTTGCAAATTGTTTTGAGGAATATTTTGCACGCCGTCAATACGACCACGTTAAAAAGATTTCTCCTGCTGTTTTTGAAAAAATAGAACTTTTATTGGGGACCTAACTAGAGGTGCCGTTTGCTTGAAACAGAAACTAAAAAACCAGATTATGTCAGTTATTCTTCAATCAAAGATTGGAAGTTTTGTCCTCACTATTATAAACTTACTCGTATTGATGGAATATCCGCAGGCCGTGAATCCATTCATACCGCTTTCGGAAAAGCCCTCCATTCAACCAGTGAGAAAATCTTTGAGCAAGAGAAGGAAGGATCTTTTGATTATGCAAAAGACTTTTCCACTAATTTCTCAAAAGAAATTTCTGCCTTACCAAAAGAAATTCGTGAAACAATATCGGCCAAAGATTTAACAGATTTTGAACAGCAGGGTCGTGAACTTGCGGATTTAATTCATCCAGCAGCCAAAGAATACTTTGGTGAATTTGAATTCTTTTCAGCAGAAGAAGATCTGCTAGAAGACATTGAAGAATATAAAATTGATGACTATAAATATAAAGGCTATATTGATCTTGTGTTGAAAACAAAAGATGGAAAATATCATATTGTTGACTGGAAAACTTGTAGCTGGGGCTGGGAACCACAGAAGAAGAACGATGCAATGGTCACTTATCAGTTGACTTATTACAAGCATTTCTTTGCTAAGAAACATGGTGTTCCAGTAGATAAAATTGAAACTCACTTTGGTCTTCTAAAGCGAACAGCAAAGAAGGATAAAGTTGAACTATTCCGAGTGAGTAGTGGTGAAAAAAAAGTAAATAATGCTCTTAAACTTCTTCAAGAATGTGTGCATAATGTTGACCACGAAAGGTTTATAAAAAATAAACTATCGTGTTCTACATGTTCATTTCATAGAACACCACACTGTCCTTGAGTTTGAGTTCCTACGCTACTATTTATAAGCGTAGGAGAACAAACTGAAATGACTATAAGAAATTGTTTAATTTGTAATAGCGAATTTACACTATTAGAAGGGCAAGGCATGAAAAGAACTTGCTCCGATGATTGTAGAAAAAAACATAACAATTTAAGAAGAAAAAGAACGAATTTAAACCATTTAGAAACCTTTAAATGTATTCATTGTGATAAAGAAATTACAAGATATAGAAAAAGAAATGGTTTTTGTTCTCGTTCTTGTGCTTCAAAAAAATATATTCAAGATGGAACTTATAGTAAATGGAAGCAACATGTTCCACAAAAAAGAACAAAAAGCGAAGAATTAATCTATAAGTTGAGAAAGGGTATTTCTCGGACGATAAGTTTGTATCTGAAAAAACAACATGTTCCCAAAACAAGTGCAACGTGGAAATTATTACCTTATACTCCAAAACAGCTAAAAGAACACTTAGAAAAACAGTTTGATAAAAATATGAATTGGGATAATTATGGAACTTATTGGCACATAGATCATATAATACCGCAAAGTTATTATAAATACACTTCAATGCAAGATGAAAATTTTTTGAAATGTTGGAATTTAGAAAACTTAAGACCTTTACACAGTTTAGAGAATATGTTAAAAAAAGATAAAATTCTTGATGAATTTAAATATCTTCTGGAGCAGTGATGAATAAAAAGATTAAGATCTTAACAATATCAGATCATCCTTTGTCGCCGAGTGGTGTCGGGACTCAGTCGCGTTACATGATAGAAGCCATGTTAAAGACTGGCAAATACTCATTTATTTCTCTTGGTGGAGCCGTAAAACATAACGATTATAGAATGCAAAAAACCCAAGAATGGGGAGACGATTTCATCATTATTCCTGTTGACGGATATGGAACTCAAGACTTAATTCGTCAATTATTAAAACAACAAAAACCAGATATTCTTTGGTTTATGACTGATCCACGTTTCTATGGATGGCTCTGGGAAATAGAAGATGAAATAAGATGTAATGTACCAATGATTTATTATCACGTTTGGGACAATAAACCATATCCAAAGTTTAATAAGCCTTACTATTCATCAAACGATGTAATAGCAACAATCTCAAAAGTAACAGATGACATTGTTAGAAATGTCACACCAGAAGTAGAGTGTCATTACATACCACACGCTGTTGATATGGATATATTTAAAAAATATCCATCAGAACAAGTTGAACAATTTAGAAAAAGAGTCTTTGCAAAAGATACAAATAAAAAATTTACAGTATTTTGGAATAGCAGAAATGCTCGCAGAAAAAATCCCGGTAGTGTTGTTTGGTGGTTTGCTGATTTCCTAGATGTTGTAGGAAAAGATAAAGCAAGACTGTTAATGCATACAGATCCAAAAGATCCACATGGTCCAGATCTTGAAGCTATAATAAATGAACTTGGACTAACAAATGGAGAAGTAATGTTTTCTCCAGGAAGAGTTGGTCCACAAGACCTCGCTGCATTTTATAATATAGCTGATGTAACAGTAAGTCTTTCTGATGCGGAAGGTTTTGGTCTTTCTACAATGGAAAGTCTTGCTTGTGAAACACCAATAATTGTTCCAAGAACTGGTGGTTTGCAAGAACAAGTAAAAGACGATGCTGGAAATTTGTTTGGTGTAGAATTACCAGTCGCATCACAAATGATTGTTGGTTCTCAGGAAGTGCCTTTCATATATGAAGATAGAGTTGCAAAAGAAGATTTTGTAAATGCTTTGGTAAAATTATTTAATATGTCTCAAACAGAAAGAGAGGCGCTAGGAGCGGCAGGCAGAAATCATCTGCATATAAATTACAATATGGCAGCTTTGATGAACAAATGGGATGAACTCTTTACAAAAGTTTATAATGAAAGAGGTTCATGGGAAAATAGAAAAGGCTTTAATCGTTGGACATTTAAGGAGATTGCATGAGAAAGAAAGTACTTGTAAAAGGACCCGCATTATCAATGAGTGGATATGGGGAGCAAACTCGTTTTGCTTTGCGCTCTTTACGCTCACAAGAAGAACTATTTGATATATTTCTCGTTAATATTCCTTGGGGAAAAACCGGCTGGATAACTGAGCAATCAGAAGAAACAGAATGGATTGCACAATTAATGGCCAAAACTCACGCACACACTCAACAAAAAGGTTCATTTGATATAAGTATACAAGTCACAATACCAAACGAATTTGAAAAAATCGCTCCAATAAATATTGGCTATACGGCCGGCATAGAAACAACAAAAGTATCTCCACAGTGGATTGAAAAATCCAGATTGATGGATAAAATTATTGTTGTTTCAAATCACTCAAAGTTAGTATTTGATTCAACTGAATATAAATTACAAAATCCTCAAAATGGACAAGTAATAGATTTTAAGAACACAGCTCCAATAGAAGTTGTACATTTTCCAGTTAAAAAAGTTGAACCAAAAGAAATTAATTTAGAACTTCAGACTGATTTCAATTTTTTAACTGTTGCACAGTGGGGTCCTCGCAAAAATATTGAAGCAACCATAAATTCATTTTTTGAAGAATTTAAAAACGAAGAGAATATCGGCCTTGTTGTTAAAGCTAATATTGCCAAGAATTGTATTGCGGACAAGTTGTTTTGTGAAAAGCGTTTAAAATCAATTAAAAACAACCACAAAGACGCAAAATGCAAAGTCTATCTTCTCCACGGTAATATGACAGAAGAGGAAATGGCTGGATTATATCGTCATCCAAAGATAAAGGCTATCATTTCAACCACTCACGGTGAAGGTTTCGGCCTTCCATTATTTGAAGCAGCTTGCGCAGCTTTACCGGTAATTGCTCCAAAATGGAGTGGCCATGTTGATTTTCTTATGGCGCCAGTAAAAGAAGATGGTAAAGAAAAATTAAGAAACCATTTTACAACAATTGATTTTGATTTAGGTAATGTAAATAAAGAAGCTGTGTGGGAAGGAGTAATACAAGCTGATTCTCAATGGTGTTTTGTTAAATCTGCAAGTGTAAGAGACGCAATGAGAACAGTGTTTAAAAATCTTCCAACACCAATAGCAAAAGCTAAAAAGCTTCAAGAATATGTATTAGAACAATTTGCTGAACAAAAACAAAAACAAAAGTTTATTGAAGTATTAAACGGAAAATCGGATGAATCAGAAATCGTCGTTCTTTGAATGTGAATTGTTTAAGCAAGATATCGATGTTTTTGCTGATAAATTTATAGTTAAACAAAAAGAATTGTTGCTCGATGAAGTAACCGGTCAACAAGCAAAATTTAAATCTGTTGATGTAGATTATTCTTGTAAATTTACATTTGCAAAACAGTTTTTTGATAAAACTAAGCCATTTATTATTATTCCTTCACGCAATAATATTGAATTAATAAAATATACTTTAAATAATTTATTTCAAAATAAAATAGAAGAAATCTGCAACATAATGGTTGTGGATGATCGTTCTACAGATGATTATTCGCAATTATTAAAACAATTCAATATTTCTTTATTAAGAATTGATAATGAAAAAGGTTTTAATTTTTCAATGCTCTGTAACATTGGAGCATATATAGCAAATAAATTAGGTTGCGAAGAGATTATACTTTGGAATAATGACTTGTGGGTTGAAAAACGAGAATATTTAGAAACTATTTTAAAAAAACACAAAAAAGACAACTCAACTATATCTGGAACAAAACTGTTATATCCATTAAAATCTTTCAATGGCAATAGTGAGGATAGTGAAAATATAAAGAAACATTTTCCAAATATGAAAGATGGAAAATGGAGAGGAACAGTCCAGTTTGGAGGAGGTGCGTGGGCACAATTCCCTAATACTCCTATTTTATTCAGTCCACTGCATTTTAAGAGATTTGCAGAACCAAATAATCATTTGGTCAATTCTGATAAGGGTGAAACCTTTATAACTGGCGCATTTCATTTATATAATTTATCTTGGTTTATTAAAAACGGTGGTTTAAATCCATCTCTTTCAAAAAATTTTCAAGATGTTGATATTTGTTTGCGAGCTATTGAACAAGATAAAAA